GGATCAGCTAACAGTGTAAATTTTGGTTGTTCTTCTAATCGTACAGGTTCCCAACCTTCACGCAGTTTAGCGCTCAAGTTACGGGGATCTGCTTGATTCAGCATAGAAGCACGAATCCAGCGGTAAGCAAAACCAGCCTGCTTGTCGGGCTCAGGGAGAAGTTCTGCGGGCATCCACTGTTTAGGACGCTCATCGAATTCACGATTTTCTACTTCACGAGTAATTCTATTTGTAGCCATGTTAGGCCTCCATCTTTAAAAGTTCACGGACATATTGCTCTGGGGTAAGACCAAGTTTTTTTGCAATCGCAACTTGCGACTGACTAAGCCTGACTCTTTTCGGTGCCGTCGACCGAGTTGCCGGAGCTACTACCGTTGCAGGTTTTGCTTTAGGAGCGTCTTCCTTGGGCTTTGCCTCTACTTCTTCATCTCCAAATTCCTCTGGAAATCGTTTTCGCATTGTTTTGTCCAACGTTGCGTAATAACTTTCAGAACCAATCTGTACACCTTGGCGTTTCAGCTTCTCATGGAGTCCCAGAGCCGCTGCTGTCATTTCCTCGTCCTGTCCGAACCAAGGGTTATCTGACTGCCAATTAACTAACTTTTCATCGGTTTTTTGCGCAGGTTGATACTGTTGACTCGTTTGTACATCAAATCTTTCTTCTTGTAAAGGGGGTAGTGAAAAATTATCCGCTTTATCAAGGTCCATTTGAGCTTTAGTCAACTCTGCTTGAGCTTCCATTAGCTTATCAGAGTCCCCCGCATCGTATGCTTCTTTGTAAGCCTGTTTAGCAGCTCGCATTTGGGCTTTAGCAGAATCCTGTTTAGCGGTCTTGTATTCCTCTTGACCGCTATTGAGCATCTGCTTGATACGGTTATTCTCGGCTAATAGGCGCTGAGCAGCGTCAACAGCAGCAGAACGCTCTCTATCGGCGTTATCGGCACGACGGCGTTCGTCATTCCAAACACGCTTCATTTTGATGAGCTTGTCTTTAGCTTCTTTGCTGTATTTGTCTAAATCATCAACGTCTACCTCTAATTGCCTGACTTTATCAGGATCTGCGGGTGTACGGTTACGGTCTTCTGGTGGGGTATCGTCTTCAATTTCAATCTCTAACTCATCCACCGGTAAGTCTTTTTCCTCAACTTCGTCAGGAAATACAAAATCATTCTTTTCAATCTCAGGCATTGTCCGCCTCCTTGTATTTGTTACTTTTACTACGGTTTATGGAAATAGGTAATACTTGTAGATTACCTAAAACATGTAGGCCAGATACTGCTTTACCATTCAAAGGGATAATGTGGTCTACTTCAAACCTTTTGAATATCTTGCAAAAGTCATACAATCCTTGAACTTCAGCCTGTTTAGCTTGGCTCATAGATATATTTCCTTGCCTGATTTTGCCTTGGCGCTTGCGTACATATGCAATGCACTTTGCAGTGTTTTTATCATAGTGTCTTTTACGGTCTGTTTTACGTCTTTCTGCAATGCGTTCTTTGTTTTCTGCATACCAAATTGCTTTCTTTACTACAAGAGCTTCTTTGTTACGCTGTTCCCAAGCACGTTTTGCTTCTTTCCATGCGGCATCCCTTGCCTCAATACTAGGATATTTTGTACGAGAGATCATATGAATTTTCGCTTTATCCCTCTCGGATCTTGTACTACAGCTTCCACAGAGTCATCATTTATCAAACGGAACTCACGGTCGTGAATTACCAATCGTGTACCAGCATTAGGGCGTACCAAGACAAAATCACCTTGTTTACACCAAGGTCCACTTGGGAACCTTTCTTTATCCGCATAGCAATCTGGGCCTATTTGGACTACAAATAAGACTGTAGTTAATAGTTCGTCATGCCGACGGGTTTCGTCTGATTTGATAATGCCGCTTTCAAATGCTTCTTCTGCTTCTGGAATAGCGCACAAAATGCGATACCCCTGTGGGCTTGGCAGTTGCTTTGCCCGGTCTTCTACTTCTTTGTTTAGCACAGCAGCTAAGTCTACTGCTTGGCTAAGATCAAGGTTACTCATTGTCCGAGTTCTCCATACGTTTTTTGAGGTCTGTGATTATTAAACATGCGGCCTCAAGACCTCGCAACTGACCGCATATATATCTATATTCCTCGATTGAAGCAATATTCCCCCGAGATAGTCCCTCGGTTAAATACTCCATACGTTCTTTGTACTCTTTTAATAAGTACTCAAGGTTCTTGTCCATCATTCTCCTTTAGGTTTTTTAGAGGGCTCAGTCTTTGTTTGCTGAGAGAATTGGTTCTGCTTGTCCGCAAGGGCGTGGTCGTGCTGCATATTAACTGCAGTAGTAAGCGCATTCATAGTATGCGTACGGCTACTTTCGTCCTTATCGTGGCGCATTTGGGCTACAGTCTTCATGGCATCAATATCACGCTGGGCTTTTTGTTGCTCAATAGTGGCATTTGCTTTCATTTCATCAAGGGCTAATTGCTTTTCCTTGATTTGTGCATCAACATCGTCTTTCTTAGCTTTACGTTGTTGTTCAGCTTCTTTTATTGCAACTTCTTTCTGTTGAATCTGTACAAGAGGATCTTGAGCTTGTTGTTGAGCTTGTTGCTGCTTAACTTGTGATTGGTTGCTCTGTAACAACTTAACAGCCGCTTGTGCCAATAATGGAGCTAAACGTGCTTCTACTTCTGGGTCCATATGAATATCTTCACCAGATACGTCTTTAGTAGGGGGTAATGAAGCGCCTAACTGTTGTTCAATTTCAACACGGTACTCAAAGCCTAAGTGCTCGTTAATATGAGACATCATAGCTGCTTGAATTTGCTGTGCCTGTGGGTTATTTTGCAATAAAGACTGAATCTTTGGATCTTGCATAGCGGACATATGAACAGTGATATGGGCCTTGTGGTCTTGTGTTAAAAATGCCTTTACAGGCTTAAAGGTCAATATGTTCTGATTTTCCGTAACTGGATCGGTAGGTTTCTGGTCTTCGTCCATCGGTACGAGTTTCGCCGCATTCTTAATCCCCAAAACATCGAGCATCTGTCTGTGGAGTAGGGGGAGGTTGTATAGTTGCGGAGCGCCTTGTGCAAGTTGAAGCACCGCTTGGTACTGGACAATCTTCTGCGCCATCGTGCTCGCATTCGGGTCCGAGACAGGTATGACATCCACATTGTCATAGTCACTTTTCTTAGCACGGGGTGTTCCTTCAGACGGTTCATAGTCATATTCTTCTGGAGTGTAATCAGCAATAATGATCTTTAAGAGCTTTAATTCTTGCTTCAAACTATAGTGAACACGAGCTTGAACTGCAGACATTACTTTTAATGTGCGCTCTAAAATCGCCAATGTTGTACCAACAGGAGCATTAGCAGACATATCCGATAGGTTCAAATCGGCTGTATTAGCAAAACGACGACCTTCTTCAATAATCTTGTCCATCAAACCAGCTAATACTTGGCTTGGCTCTTTATATGGTAACGGCATGATGTTGTCACGCATAGCGCCTGACGGTACATCCACATCTCTCCACTCACCCGGAGCTATCGGCGTGTCGTCGCCTTTGACTCGCAGACCCCGTGTTTTGAAACCTCCCGGAAGGTTTGACAAAGTTCCGGCGTCAACAAGCTGACGAATGATGGAAGTGCCTGACTTAGCATATGCACCGATGAGATGAATAAGACCAAAGCAATAAAACCCAAAACCGGGTATATAACCATAATGAACAAAATGTTGTCGCTTCTGTTTAGTTTCATCTTCTGGGTCCCAGTTGCGTCTAATAGAGAGTACCTGCATCGTACCCTTCTCGATTGTGACTACATATGGTAGAGCAATACCTGTCGGCTTACCCTTCTCGTCCTCATCCTCAAATCCCGGTAAGTCCAAGTCAACGTGCATCTCTAATAGCTTGAAGCGATTGTCAGTAGTCGCACGGAAGCCTAACTTCTCAGCGATCTTTTTCTCAACTTCATCAAGGGAATTAACTGGATCACCTAATTCAACATCAAGGTAGAACCCATTAACTTGTAACTTACGTAATTCGTTTTCGGTTTTACGCATTACGTGGGTTACACGCTGCGCAGACTGTAAATCAGATGCGCCATATGGTACAACAATATCTTCTGCAGGTATAAACATTGCTACTTGACGGCCCAATGATGGATCGTAGTAAACCTTTTTGAACGCATTTCCTGCAAGACCCAAGCCCCAGAGCATACGCTCCGTTTCTGGTCTATATTCGGGCATCTTCTCAGTTAATTGGAAGTTCATGTCGTCTTGTACACGCTCAGCAGACTCTTTCTTCTCTGGAGTCTCTTTACCAATAATGACTGTCTTAACTGGGCCCATTGCTGGAAAAATAGACATCATGGTTTCTGCTTGGAACTTTACTAATGCTTCAGCTAGGAGTGGGTGATATACACCACAAGCGCCTTCCCAAGGTTCAGCACGTTCTTCAATCTTCAAACCTAAGAGCTCAAGACCATCTACATAAGTCTGAATCCAATCTTTGCGTGAGCTAACGTCATCGTCAAAGTCACCAACCAAATCACCTGCTAATGTAGAGAGCTCATTAGCATTTAAGTATTCCGCAAGGTTATCGTTAAACCCTTCTTCCTCTTTATCATCGCCAGCTTCGAGGATTACATCTAGACCATCAGCGTGGATACCTACTGATTCTGGGTCTTCAATATCAATCTCGATTGGGGATTCATTCTCAGCAGCTGCGTCAATTCCGACGGGTGCTTGGTAGAGTGCCTTATCAATTGCCATA